CGGACAAAGCAAAAACACCTAGTAATAATAAGGTTAAGTAAAGAAAGGCAATAAAGACTACGACAATTTTCATCAGCCGTTCTCTTCTTCAAGCTTGCGTTTTTCTTCTTCGGCCTTTTCCTCCGCTTCTTGTCGGGCAGCTTCTTCTTTTGCCGCTTTTTCAATTGCATCAGCCCGTATCTTTGTACCCTCTGGCGCTCGCGTTGGGTCAGCCAACCAAGCAAGTCTTGCTTGTGCGCCTATCTTACCCTCAAACGGACACGGTGTTCCGGCAGACATCATTGCATCAAAAACCCTTTTGTCTTGGCACAATAGGCTAACCCCGGCGACTTTTAAGCCCATGCCGTACAAACTACGGGCAAGCTTCAACCGCTCACAATTTTTATCTCTAACTGTTGTGCCAACGGCTGCTCCAAAAACAGAGGTTTGAACAGCAGAACTCAAGCCGCTCACGCAGACATCGCTGTTATTAACAACAACTGAAGGCGCAGAAGCTGTAGACGGGGCTTTATCAATAACCGTGCTTCCGGTTGTGTTCGAAGACACAGTATTAGACGCCGTCGTATTAGATACCGTATTTGATGATGAACTCACCGTATTTGATGATGAACTCACCGTGTTTGTAGTATTGGTTGTCGTTACAGTATCTGTCGCGTTTATGGGTGCGGTAGAAAGAACTAACGCAAGAGCGACTAAAAATAGCCGCTTAACCATGGTTAGATTACGCCTTTTTCCTTCAACAGGAAGCCTAATGCACCGCCTGCGATGCCGACAACGATTACTATCGGCTGAGAAATCAAAACGCCAACACCAACTACTGCACCACCCAAAGCCGCATAACTAGAGGGCTCCTGAAACCTACCTTTAATCCATTCCATTTAACTGGTCCTTCTTTAGCAAATTGTAAATTTTCCGCCACGAACAGCTTCACCCATACCCCGGTTCTTGCCTGAAATTTTCGTAGCCTTTGAAACGTTTGGAGTTTTCTCCTCCTTTGGAGCATTGTAAGAAACAAAGCCTTGATCCTTAACTTCAATGCCCTTGCGAACTTTTCCTTCAGCCATAGCTCTCTCCTAGCCTTGTCTCTGTTTCATTATCTCGCGTTCTCTTGCCGCGTCTATACGCGCCTGTACTATATCTTCAGAAGATTGGATGCGCTCTGCGCCTAGTTGAGCATTCTGCTCCGCTTTCTGTCTGTCAAGCTCCAACCTTGCCTGATCTATCTGAGCCTCGTTCTGGTCTCTTTGAGCCCGTAGCTGCAAGTCCTGCTCTTTAAGAGCAATCAACGGATCCGGACCTTCTTGACCTTGACCGCTAATTTGTGCGCTCAGGCTCTTCACTTCCTGCATACCTTGAGAAATAAGATTAGCAACTGCTGCTTCAATTTCCAAGGCCTGTTCTTCACTAGGTGCTTGTCCTTGAAGTTGTTGGGAAAATTGTGCGAAAACCTGTTCTTTAGACTTCAGAGAAACATGCTCCATGATGTGTTTTTGAAGCGCCATGGCAACTTGCGGCATCTGAGAAACCAGTCCAGAAGATCCAAAAACCAAGTGCGCCATAATGTGCGCGTCATGGTTTTGACCTTCAAAAGGCATTAGAGGCTGGTTGTCCAAGGCCTCTGAGTTTTCTATAGCAGGGTCCTTTGGTACAGGGTCCCCTTCATCTACAGGTTTAAGTATGGCATCTACATCCTTGACGCCCACCGCACGATACATCCGGCGGAACGCTTCATGTAAGTTATGCAACTCCGGAGCCGACTGCGCCAGTTGAAGCTCCGTTTGCGCGAGTGTGACCCTTTGCGCCATTGAAAAGATATTGGGGTCAGACACGGGAACAACGTCAACCCTATCATCAAAATCCTCCGCTTTTACCGTGCGCTCTGCTCCGACAACGTTATAGGGGTATTCAGGAGGAAGATACTGACCAAAGACCTTTGAAAGAAGGTCAAACTCCTCTTTTTGCCCATAATGCAACCGTTTATGAATTGCAGACATAACCTTTGCGCCCTGCTCCAGCATGGCAATAGTAGTTCCAACAGCCGCCTGCTGGTTGCCGTCGCCTACCTGAAGATTAGACACCGCTGCAAAACGCTGGCCTGCTTCTACACAAAAACCCATTAACTGGAATAATGTCTGATCTGCACCCTTATAAGGAAGCAGCATCAGATAATCGCGAATAGCGCCCCCTGGTGCATCTACGTCACGAAACTCACCGGGAGATAACGGATCGTCATCATTCCGTATGCGAAGACCCCGTGACTTAAACCCTGCGGGAAGGTTAGAAAGCGTACCCGCGTCAATAAGCTGGCGAAGTGCAGCCGTAGCCGTCCGGCTTAAACCGCCAATCATATGTATTAAACCAAGCCCATAGAACCCAAAACCCGGCAAAAACTTAAAATGCACAAAATACTGGGTCTTTTTCTTGTCTTCATCATCCGGATCATAGTTTCGACGGATGCTGAGTACTTTTCCGTTGTTCTCCGAAAGCGTTACAACATAAGGCAGCTTTATGCCCGTAGGCTCGCCGTCCTCGCCCATGTCTTCATAGCCCTCAAGATCCAAATGCACATGGCACTCAAGAAGCGTCACATCCGTATCAAGATAAGTAGGCTCTACACCAGAGATCTCGTCCATCTCCTCACGGACTTCCGAAGGATCCGCCTGATCCGCTGTAACTGGAACGTCACTGTAAAACCCTGCTACCTGTTTCTTCCGAAGCTCGTTTTCCGTAATTTGTATGACATGCGTTACGTTCTCAGCCGTCTCTAAATCAGTCGCTGTGTAAGGCACAATCAACTGTTCAGCAGGAACAAACTTGCTTACAGCCCTTCCAAGGAACTCGTCGTAATACACCTTCTTGAACGTTGACCCGGATAACGGAAGATAAAACAACATCTGGTCAAATTCAGGCGTGTATTCCTTCATTACACAGGTAATCTGGTAATTCATAAAATGACGTACCCGATCCGCCTGATCTTCCACTTCTGAGCTTGTTTTACCAATTATTTCAGTTCTTACAGGGCCACCCGCAGGAAGAAGTTCTCCAAAAGCTTGCGCCTGAAACTGTGTTACTGCTTCGGCCAAAAGCGGATGCGTTACACCCGTCGCGCCACGAAAAGGCTCTGCCCGCTCCTCGTACTTAAAACCTAAAAGCTCTAGTCCGGTACGGTAAGCATCTTCCCATTCTTTGCGACCAGACTTGTTGGCCTCGTACTGCTCAAGCAAATTAGCGGCAACCGCGTTCGCAACCCGGTCGTCTATGTTTTCAGAAAGGTTGTCGTAAAAGTCACCCTCCTCTTGGCCCATGGACCGTGGGTCAAAATCCACAACCACACCACCGTCGTCCTCAAGCTCAATGCTCAAGCCAGGTGCTTCAATAACCGCATCCTCTTCTAACGCAACTTCAGCACCGTCTCCCTCCCCAAGGACCACAGGAGGAATTTCGTTCCTGCGCTCGACAAGGGATGCCGTTCCAAAGTTGCTTCTAGGCAGAGGGTTTCTAGCCATTTTAGTAGCCTCGTAAACTCATTATGCCGCCACGCTTCATGCCCACAGGCATGTCAGGAAGGGCAGCACCAGGAGGAGGGGCAGCACCAGCATCAACTCCTTGACCTAGCATTCCTCTTACACCGGGCGGGTACGCAGTCGGTGGTGCGTTTGCCGCAGCCGCTTCGGCCATCAGGTTCTGTTGAGCCGCCATCAACTGTTCGTCGCTCATTTCAAGAAGAGCAGACGGATTCTGCATTCCGGTCAGTTCCATAATATTTTCAATGATGGCTTCTCTGGTAGCTTGGTCAAAGGCCTCTCCTTCAGCAAAGGAGTCGTCCCTATCAATAACACCCCCGGTCTGGTAACCCACAGGGCGAAAGCCCATCATGCCACCGCCGCGCATTCCCACGGCCTGCCTGTACTGCTCTGCTTGCGCCATGCCTTGTGGCGTATACGGAAATTCCCGGCCCATTACGTTTGGCATATCAACTTTTCCTTTTCTTCCGCTCTGCGTTTTTAACTTTACCCTTGTTTATAGAAGCATAAAAGACACTCGTGCCTTTCTTCTTACCATAAGTTTTGGTCATGTTGCGTTTTATTTTTTTGCCTTTTTTTGTTAGAGGCATTTTAAAACTTAATGCCGTATTTTAGCATGGCATTTAGGGCGTTTTTGCCTATTTCTGGATCAACATAGGTACCTGAGACATTTAGGTTTCCGCCAAGCCCAAATGGGTCTTTCTTTTTAAAATACGCTTCAAGCCTTCGTGTTCTGGGGCCGTCCTTAACCTGCTCCATGGTCCCTGTTGCGCCATACGTGCTTCCGTCACCCGTGAAGTCTAGTCCAAGGTTGAACCTGTCTGTACGCCTCTGTCCTTGAGGAATCTGATTATAAAGATAATTTAAACGATTGCGGGCAGCGCCTGCTCTTAATATACCACGCTTACTAATAGGCGTACGAACACTTGCTTCAACATTAGAGACGTTTGCACGGGTCTTTCCTTGAGAAAACTTATCTTTTGACCCGGATAAGGTAAGAGGACCCACTGCAAACGAACCACCACGGCTGGTGCTTTCACGGCCTCCAGGTTGTTTTCCCTCCTGATAAAATGCTGAAAGGGGGATACCAAAAGGCTTATTCAACGAAATTCTGCCTGACTGTGAGGCAGGGGTGCGATTTCCCTCTTCATTAACCCTTGAAGTCTTTTGTTCAAAAGAAACGGAACCGCGCCCTAATGGTTGACTAACGCCGTATCCTACATCATCAAAAGATTGTGGTCTTTCCTTGGCAAAAACATTTTGGGAGGGCCTTGTTCCAGAAGCAAAAACCTCAAAGTTCGGGCGGTTCTTTTTAAAGGACTGAAGCGTCAACGCGGTGGCGGCTTTATCAGAATCATAACCTGGAGTTATCCGCGCACGAACCTTCGCTCTATAAGGGGAGCCCATCTTGTCGATGGCTGCTTGAAGCATAAGAAGTTCCGAAGCAGTACTATTATTAAGGGACGGCACTTTTTTTTCGGGGGGAGCAATAAGATCCGCCAAGCTCTGGACAGGTTCAACAAGATCTCCGTCAGCGTACTTTTGGACATAGCCGCCGTCCGCAAATACATCGTCGTCGTAGTCTTCGTAATCCTCTTCCGTCTCTGCCTCTGTTGCATCCACAGAAACGCTTTCGTCACCTCCATGCTGTGCCGCAGGGCCGGGAGTAGTGTCTATTTCGGTATTTGGGTCCACGTCACCAGAACCATTGCCCATGCCAAATTCGCTGCCGCCAAGCGTTAGCCCTGTAACATCTACAGGACCCGTAACTTCTCTGGCATATCCGCCCGCTCCGGTATCTATACCTGCCACGCCTTCTTGTTCCGCTTCTTCTGTGCCATATCCACCGTAAGCAGCGTCTGCTTCAGGCGTCGATAAAATGCCAAGCCTGCGAAAAGGCATTAACTGGCGGTCCCAGAGCCGTCCAAAGAAACCGGGCTTGGTAGGGCTTGCCGAATAAATGTCCGTTACCGCCTTGATTCCATAACCTACAGGCCCTGCCAGTGTTCCAAAAACACCCGGCATGGAAATACCTGCCAAGTTGCCCGCTGTGTTTGCTACTTGAACACCCGACACAACATCGGAAACTGTGTCTACAACGTCTTGCGTATTAAAAGAACCGTTAGCCATAGTTTAGCCTATCATCCTTGCGTCTTCATATAAAGGTTTGTCTACGAAGCCGCCTGCGGCCTTGTACTCCGGATCAAATTTTCCGGCGGCTTCACGGTAAGACTCAGACATCTCACTGCCGCTTGGAAGATCCCACAAAGTAGAATTAGGATCTGTCTTTATTAAATTTTCGAGTTTGGACAAAAGTTTTTCTGCGTCACCAAACCTTTGCTCTCCAAGAGCTACAGCAGCATCTCGCGCCCATTTTTGTGGTTCGTTATAAACTTTTAATTTCTTGTGAGCATCCGCATATTTCTGCAAGGCTTTTGTAGAGGCGTCCTGAAGCTCTTTTTCTGAAATACCATCATAATCAGCATTGCTTCTAATGTTGTCTCTATGCTCTTTCTCAAACCCGTACTCATTTCGCAAAGTGCTAAGAACTTTCCGCACCTTATTTCCAACATCATACCCATAACCTTCAAAGAAATCGTATTTGTCAGCCATCCGGTTTGTGAGATCTCCTGTGTGCTCAATGGCAAAACTTAGTACACCGCCTCCTAAAACGTTACGAGCTTCCACCATTGCCGTTTCGGGTTCTTGTCTTTGCAGATTAGCCAATTCCTGGAACGCTTTTAAACGAGAATCTTCTTCAGGTTCGCTGTCTGAAAGACCCAAAAAATCCTTAAAGTACTCAAGGCCTGACTTTTCTAATCCAAAAAGCTCGTGGGTCTTGGTTTTTTCCAGATAATCCAGAACGTCCCCTGCAACTTGCTTGTCTTCCGGAAGAAGCTTGTAGCCCATCTGGACAGCCTGGATAAGCGGAAAGACCCTGCTCCGCATAAGACTTCCAACGCCACGAAATACCGAACCTTTGCCCTTGGGCCGTGGGTCGTCAGCCTGTGTCCGTGCAAGCTGGGAAGCTACGGATGCTGCGTCAATTACGGCGGGCAGTTTAGACTGGTCCGTGGGCCGTGGCTCGTTTGCCTGTCGCAACCGCTCCGGAGACAAAAGGCCTTCCGCCACCTCCCCGCCTCTCAGGTACTGTATCTCAACAGGAATAGTTGAACGCCCGGACAAAAGACCCTCCGCAACACGGTGGTTGCCCTCTACAATAAAAGGCTTTCCGTCTTCTCGTACCTGAATAAGAATTGTCGCTTGCGACGGGTCATACCCTGATTTTTTTATGGTTTTCTGAAGCCTGCGTAACTTTTCAGAATCGTTTCTGAAGTTCTCTTCTCCCATGGCACCGGGGATATCCTTGAGAAGATCAGGGGAAAGGTTCCAGATCCCGAGTCGGTTCGAAGCATCACGCCAGTACCCTGTTACCTTTGCGTCACCGTCAGACCCAAGATTTCGAGACGCGGAACCTTCTGGAGCCGTTAAATATGTTTTCCGGGCACTGTCCACATAGCCCTGAAGCCACTCGCCACCTGGGTTGTCTACTCTGAGTTCAGGTAAGTCAGCCATAATAACTCCGCAGATAGGTAGACGGCGCGTCATCCACCCAGTCGTCGCTTGGTAATTGTACGAAATTGCCCTGACGATACCGCATCAGAGCCTGCGTGGTGCTGTCTACAAGGTCATCGTGTTCGCCATGCGGAAATGCCGCACATTCGTCAATAACCTCGTCCGCCCAACGTTCGTCCGGTGCCCATATCATTCCGCTCTCAAACAGCGGCGACACGGAGTGCACTCTCGTTACCTTATCGTTTCCTTTACTGGGTGTAAAGTTTACAACAGGTATACCAAGCTGGCGTAATTCCTGCGTCAACGGCAGGCCCGACGCCTTGGCCTCTACAATTACCGTCTCAGGCTCCCAGAAATTGTACTGATCCAGCGCCTCATTCTTCAGTTCCGGAAAATCCCACCGCCCTTTTTTGGCGTCAAGAAGTATCAAATTAGGGGACCCACCGTCTTTAGGGTAAAATACACCCCACGTCGTAATCGCACTATAGTCCGCCGTCTCGCGCTTACTAAAAGCCGTATCATAACTCTGTATTATATATTCAAGCTGGGGAACCTCCTCCTCTTCC